GACCCGGCAATCCAGCGCCTCGTTGCGTTCGCGCAGCTTCTGCCATTCGAGCCGCTGAAACCCGCGCCTGGTCTTCACCGTCACCAGCTGCTCGGCGACGAACTGCTTGCACCACTCGCTGTCGGCCCAAGCCGGCAGGTGGATGGTCCCTGCGGGAAAGCGCGCGCCTCCGGCACGCTCCTCGTCGGTCGGCCGTCCGAGCCGGAGGTAGCGATAGGTCTCGGCCTTGAAAGTCGAGACCGCGACCGACCACAGCCGCGCGCCGCGCCGCAGTCGCTTGCCGCCGGCTGTCGCATCGACAAAGGTCGGCCCGGAGACCGGGCTCGCCCGATTGAAACCCTCGACACCCTTGACCGGCGCCACCTGCGCGAAGCCGGCGCGCCGGGCCCAGCCGTAGACCGAAGGCGCCTCGAAGCCGGTGTCGATCGCGAGGCGCGACAGGCCCATCGCCGTCCCCGAGGCGTGCGGCCAGTTGCGGCCCAAGAGACCGTCCAACGCGGACCATGCGGCGGCATGTTCGGGGCCGCCCTCGATGACAATGTGGTCGACGAGCCAGCTCTCCAGCCCGCGCCCCCAGGCCCAGACGTCGACCTCGATCCGGTCCTTCTGGACGTCGGCGCCGGCGGTGAGAAACAAGCCGCCCATCGGCACTGTGCCGGCTGGCCAGCTCTCCCTGCGATCGTAGAGCCGCTGCCAGTCCGGCGCCTCGCCCGTCTCGACCCAGGTCTCCCCCAGCGAGGTGTTGACGAAGGTCTTCATCGCCTCGTCGCCGTGATCCTTCGCTGACAGAAAGGTGCGCACCATGGCTTCCAGACGGACCCAGGAGGAGTAGACCTCGTTCAGGTGAAAGCCGGCGATGCCGTCGAACGGGGCCTCGGCCCGCCATTCGCCCCTGCGCACGGCGGCCCAGCGCTCGGCGTCGCTCCAATGCGCGCCGCAATGGCGGCATTGGTATCGCGCGGTCTCCGGCCGGTGGGCGCCGTCCGCCTCGCGGTCCCAGCGAACCTGCTCCCAGACCAGCGTCTGATGCTCGCCGCATTCCGGGCACGGCACGAAGAAGCGGCGCCTGTCGCTTTCGGCATAGGCGGTCTCGATCCGGCTCGCGCCACGGATGGTCGGCGTCGAGACCAGCACGATCTTGCGGTTCCAGAAGGTGACGGTGCGCTTCTTCGCCAGATTGACCGGATCGCCCTCGGCGCCGGCGCTGAACGGATAGCGGTCGACCTCGTCGCACAGGAGGATGCGGATCGGCCGGCTGGCCAGGCCCGAGGGTGCATTGGCGCCGACGATGGTCAGATGCCCGCCGGGAAACTTCTTGTGCAGGATCTTGTTCGACCCGTCCCGCGACTTCGGATCCGAGATTCGCCCATGCAGACAGGGCGTATCGCGCGCCATCGGCGAGAAACGGTCCTTCGACCAGGTCTCCGCATCGCGTTCCGTCGGCATCACCACCATCACCGGCGCCGGGTCCTGGTCGATGTGGAATGCAACGGTGTTGAGCAGCACCTCCGTCTTGCCGGTCTGGCTCGACGACATCACGACGACGCTTTCGACCGCTGGATCGGAGATCGCGTCCATGATGCCGCGCTGGTAGATGGCCCGCTCCGTGCGCCAGCGGCCGGGCTCGGCGCTGGCTTCGGAACTCAGGCGGCGCCTGGCGTCGGCCCACTCACTGATCGTCAGGGTCGGCGGCGGCGCCAGGATCGTCAGCGCCTTGCGCGTCGCCTGCGCCAGCCGCGCCGGCCCCTTCAGCATCAACGGCGATGGTCGGGAGGCTGGCGAGTTCCGCGAGCGCTTCGGTGATCGCGTCGCGGATCTGCGCGCGCGTGCCGGCAATGGTGGACTCCTCATGGACCAGCGGCGCCAGCCTGTCGGGCAGGACCAGCAAACGTGCGCGCAGGCGGGCCAGCACGGCGATCCACGCCTCCTCGACCTGAGCGGCCGGCAAGAGGTCGCCGCGCCGGACAGCTGCGTCCATTTCGGCGAGATCGGCCTTGGCCTTGATCAGCCGGGCGCGCTCGACACCGAAATCCGCGGCGCCCGTCTGCGACCGCGTCGCCAGCTCGCGCAGGTAGCGCACATAGCCGCGCACCGTGCCGACGAGGTCGTAGCGCCCACGTTCGGGGCCGGTGCGAGCTGACGCCGGGATGATCCCGTCGCGCGCCAGCTGCTGGACCCGCCTTTCGGTCAGGTCCAGGAGCCGGGCGATGACCGCGATGGGTTGGGTATTGGTCGCCATGAACGGGGGCCGCTCCCGGGCAAGATCAGGTCATGTCGGGAGCCCCGCCATCACTGCAGAAAAAGCAATGAAATGATGCACTTATCGACTTGATGAGGGTGCCGATCAGAGCCTGTATGGCGTCACCATCAAGCGCTGGAGACCGCCATGACCAAGTCCCGAAACACCGCTTCCGCCCTCGACGCTTTCATCGCCAAGAAGGCGGAGATCGACGCGATGCTGGAGCGCATCAAGGCCCTGAGCGACGACCATTTCGACACCAGCCCCGACGAGATCAATTGGGGCCACGTCGGAACCCTCGCGCACTATGCCGAACTCCTGAAGCGCATCACCGACGCAGCCTTCAAGGAGGGCGAGCACGCCGATTAGGCGCACCACTTCCCGCCTTCGCCCCGATGGGATCGCCCTCGGGGCTCGGGGCAGTAGTAGGTCCGCGATGGTCGCGCGCCTCTCCTGAAGAAGGATTGCCCCAATGACCAAACTCTCCGACACACAGACGATCGTCCTCAGCGCCGCTGCGCAGCGCGCGAACATGCTGGCTCTACCGCTCCCGAAGAACCTCAAGGGCGGCGCAGCGCAGAAAGTGATCGCCTCGCTCATCAAGCAGGGCCTGCTCGAAGAGATCGATGCCGACACGCGCATCGGCGAACACATCTGGCGCGAGACCGGCGACGGCCACGGCGTCACACTCGCGATCACCGAGCACGGGCTCGCCGCCATCGGCATCGAGCCGGAGGCCTCGCGTGACGCTGCGGAATCGACGCAAAGCGATCATGCTGCCGTCAAGACGCCATCGAAGCCAAATGCCCGCGAAGGCAGCAAGCAGGCCCAGCTGATCGCCATGCTGCAGGGCGCCGACGGAGCAACCATCGCCGAAATCGCTGCCGCATTCGGCTGGCAACCGCATACTGTGCGCGGCGCCATCGCCGGGGCGCTCAAGAAGAAGCTCGGGCTCGATGTGACCTCCGAGAAGGTCGACGGACGCGGTCGGGTCTACCGCCTCAGCCGGGAGGGCTGAGGCTATGGCGAGGATCACCATCCACGACCGTCTCGTCGCCGCCCTACAGCACCGAGGCGAAGCGATCATCGCTGATGCACGCTCGACCCGCTACACGGTCCTCACGCGAACGCGCCGGGAAACCGGCGAGCAGGTCGGCTTCTATTTCGTCGGCCGTGCCGGCGCGCTCCGGGCCGGCCGCACCGTTGCCGAGAGCCGGCCGGTGGGCGCCGACTTCCGGGCGAAGCTGCTCGGCATAACGACCAGCTGACACGTCATCCTCACTGAGCCGCCGCTGCCCGCCATGGGCGGCGGCGTTTTGCTTATGCAGTCCAAGAGCGCATCCTCTCGAACATGCGCCGCACGGCATAGCTGCGCGCCACGGATACCAGCGTGAATAGAGCGCCGATCAACAGATTGTCGCTCAGGGACACCTGCAGACCGAACAGCGGGAAGACCGCGATCTGGGTCAGCACGGCCACGCCGTAACCGATCGCGACATTGCTCAACGCCTCGATCAGGGACATTCGGCGCGACTGCATCATGCGGCGTCCTGATCGCTGTCACGAGTGCCGACGCGCTCGGTCTTCACCTCGTCGAAGCTGCGATTCTCGCCCTCCAGCCTTGCCGATTTCCCGGTGAAGGCCTGCCAGCGGTTGACGATCACGTCACAAAAGGTCTCGGAGAGCTCAACCCCGAAGACGCGTCTCCCCGTCCGCTCGCCTGCGATGAGTTGCGAGCCCGAGCCGGAGAACGGCTCGTAGCAGATTTCCCCCGGCACGGTGTGCAGCTCCATCGGCAGCGTGAACACGCGCACCGGTTTCGAGGTCGGGTGCTCCCGCGTCTCGATCTCGCTCGACGGGATGGACCACACCGTCGTCGGCCAGTTCTCGAAGCCTTCGCGGTTGACGCGCGGCTTGTTGCCCGAGCGCCAGCCGAACAGGCAGGGCTCGTGCGCCCACAGCATGATCGAGCGCGTGAGCACCGGACGGCTCTTGGCCCAGATGATCTGCTGGTGATGCAGCACGTCGAACTTGGACCAGCAGGCTTCCAGCATTGCCTGGCGCCGCGAGGCATGCCAGCAATACCAGGCCGCGTCCTCCTTGATGGCGCAGTCGATGGCGACCTGCATGAAGGCCTCGTAGAACTGCGGCCCCTGGGATGAATCGTCCCAGTGCTTCTGCTCGATGTAGTCGTCGGACCAGTCCTTGTTCGCGATCTTCTTGGCGCGGGCGGACGCGTTCTTCTTCGTCGGATGGTTGGTGCCGTCATAGTCGACGAGATAGGGCGGATCGGTCGCGAACAGCGCGGCGCGCTCGCCGTTCATCAGGCGGGTGACGTCCTCGGCCGAGGTCGAGTCTCCGCAGAGCAGGCGGTGGTCCCCGAGGATCCAGAGATCGCCGCGGCGGGTGACGGGCGTGGCGGGCGGCTCCGGAACCTCGTCTTCGTCCACCAGCCCCTCGACGGGCGCCTCGGCCAGGAGACGGGCCAGTTCGTCGTCCTCGAAACCGGTCAGCGCCAGGTCGAACTCGTCGAGCTTCAGATCGGCCAGTTCGAGCTTGAGCAGCTCGTCGTCCCAGCTCGCATTCTGATGCGAGCGGTTGTCCATCAGCCGGTAGGCGCGCAGCTGCGCCGGCGTCAGGCCATGCGCGACATGCACCGGCACGCTCGTCATGCCGAGGCGCTTGGCCGCCTCGTAGCGGGTGTGACCGACGATGATCACCATGTCCTCGTCGACGACGATCGGCTGACGCCAGCCGAACTCGGCCAGCGAGGCGGCGACCGTGGCGACAGCCTCCTCATTGCGGCGCGGGTTGCGCGCATAGGGCACAAGCTTGTCGATCGGCGTTTCGACGACGTCCATGGTCGGTCCGGTGCGATGGGTGAAGGATCTGATCCGGCGGTCGCGAAACCAGCCGATGTGCTGGGCCGGCAAAACAGGTTCCGCTTCGCCGATGCGCTCGAAACGAAACGCCCCCAACCGGCGGCTTCGCCATCGCCGAGGTCCGCAGACGCCCAAGTGTTTGAATTCACGAGGCCAAGGATGCAGGCGAAACGAAATGGCCTATTTCGGCGCCGTCACTGGGCAAGCGTCGCGCCATTGCCGCCAGCATACGATTTCGGCCAGGGAGGAACCGCTATCTCTCTGAGTTCGTTGATATTAACGCCGTACCGTAAGACGGAGCGTCCCGCTTGACAGGACGTCCCGTTTTGCGTTACGCTTTGCCGTGATCAAGAGCTTTGCCGACAAACGCACAGCGGCGATCTTCGCTGGCTACGCCGTCCGCGACCTGCCGCAGCAAATCCAGCGGCGGGCTCGCGCCAAGCTGCTGGCGATCGATGCGGCCACACTGCTGGACGATCTGCGGGTGCCGCCCGGCAATCGCCTGGAAGCGCTGCACGGTGACCGGCAGGGTCAACACAGCATCCGCGTCAACGACCAGTGGCGGATCTGTTTTGTCTGGCGCGACAACGAGGCGTGGGAGGTCGAGATTGTCGACTACCACTGAGGAGTGATGACCATGACCATCAAGCGTGAGGATCTCGACAGGCGCATCGTCGATTTCTCGGAGGTGACGACGGGCCGTCGTCTGCCGCCAGTCCATCCGGGAGAAATCCTGCGTGATGAGTTCCTGACTCCGTTGGGGATGAGCGCCTACGAACTCGCCAACGCGATCAAGGCGCCACGCTCGCGGGTCAACGATGTCCTGCTTGGGCGTCGCGCGATCACGACCGACACGGCCATGCGCCTCGCGCGCTATTTCGGCACATCGCCGGAGTTCTGGATCAATCTGCAGGCCCGCTACGATCTCGATGTTGCCGACCGCACCACGCGGCGCAAGATCGAGCAGGAGGTCGCTCCTCGCAACGCCGCCTGACCGGGTGTTCTTTCGGGTGCGGAAGACTTCGAAACCGCGTCCGCACGCGGCTCGCCCGAGCATACCCGAGAACTAACCCAAATCGCCGATCTGTGTCTCGCCGGGAAATGTCTCAGCGAAAATTGTCTCACGCATCAAAATGAACTTGACGAGCGAACGCGGTCGACGAGGAAAGCGCGCGAGCGCTTCGCCGGCACTTGCTGTCCGTTGAGCTTCCAGGTGATGACGCTGAGGCCGTACTCCCAGCGGCGGCACGCCGTGGCGCGGGAGATCCCGAAGCGCCAGCAGATCGGCTTCCACGGCGTGCCCTCCGCGCGCGCCCAGACAAGCCGGGCATCGTCCGGCTCCAGCCATCTGAGCCAGGGCAGCGTCGCCTCCATCCGGCTGATCGCGTCCGGCAATGGTGGCGGACGTTTCATGCGCGGCAGCTCCTGACCGACGAGATCAGCGAACTCATGCACGATCTTCGGCCATACCGAGAAGTAGCCTTGCACCCGAACCTCGGGCAGGCGCTTCATGACATCGGCAGCTTCGATCAGCCGCTCCTCGACCTGTTCGCAAGTCCATTCAGCCATGCCGATGCTCCGTCGGCTGGCGCCGTCCGCCATAGAGCTTCTCGCCGAGCTGGCGAACGAGTTCTCGCTCGGGCCAGGTGAGGCGCGGATCGGTGGGGCTGACGACGAGTAGGCCCTGCTCGCGCCAGCCCTCCCGCTTGACCTCTTCGGCCGACCGGCGTTCGCCGCCATATCCTTTCGGCAGCCACCTCATCGTCCGACCTCCTGCAGCACCGCTGCATAGCCGGCGATGTCGAGGATCGAATCCTGATGCTTCGGATCGTGCCCGAGCCGCGCCAGCTTCAGATCGATGAGGCAGAGCACGACCTCCGCCGGCGTGATGGGCCGGCCGAGCGTGATCGACCAGCGTCTGGCGACCACGGTCATCGCGGTGGCCGGTTCGCCGTATATCTTGCGGCGCTCGGCGACGACCGACGCGGCATGCCTGAGCATCGTCTCCCCGCTCATCGCACGCCTCCCTCGGTTTCGATGGCCCACAGGAGGATGGCGATGGCGTCGGCTTCATTATCGTCCGCGGGTGAGAAGCCGCGGGCGCGAACGGCGGCCATGACCGCGGCCTTGTCGGCGTTGCCCTTGGCGGCGACGTGCCGCTTGATCGTGCCGACGGGAACGCCCTGATAGGCGATCGCGTGGCTCTCGCACCAAGCGCTCAGCGTCGCCAGAAAGCCGCCATAGAGATGGGCCGCGTCAGTGCCGATATGGCGCCGGACCTCCTCGAAATAGATCGCCGCGAGACCGCCGGCGTCGGCAGTGATCTGGTCCAGCCAGCTCCGGAAGCGCAGGTAGCGCATGCCGCCACCGTCATAGCGGCTCGGCCGGAACGAGACCGTGCCGCTAGTGATAAGGCCGTCATGGCTGCGCAGTGCCCAGCCGGTCGTGGTGCCGAGGTCGAGGCTGAGAATGGCGCGCCGCGCATGAGCCGGATGCGGGCGGAATGCGGTGGCTCCCGCTTCGGCGGGGCCGGTTTCGATGGTCGAAATCATGAGTGTCTCCAAGGCGCGCGGGCAAGGGTCGGCTTTCGGATCGAAGACCCATCGCGGCGGACCGGTCGCTGCGGCCGGGAGACGGCCGAGTTGACGGAGCATGCCCATCAGAGCACCTCCTTGAGCCAGTCCGGCGCAGCGCCGTTCGGGGAACGTGGTGAGGGACGTTCCCCCGCATGTTCCCCGGTACAAGCCGTTGACGGACAAGCGCTTTGGGAAGGTGACGAAGGTGGGGAACGTTTTTCCCCATCCTCCATCGCGTGGGCGCAGCCGCGCACATGCGTTAGTGTCGAAAAACGTTCCCCATGTTCCCCACGTTCCCCGGAGCCTTTTGTTTCAATGGGTTGTGCCGGGGAACGTTGGATTTCGACGTTCCCCTTTTCGGCGCAACGTTCCCCGCCCGATGCCGCGACACCTTGCGGAAAACGTTCCCCACGTTCCCCTTCGATTGTGAGCTGCCAGCGCTTGGCCTGATGGGAGACCCCCAGCGTGCGCACGCGCATCTTGCGGCCGTCGATATCGAAGACCCGGTCGCGCATGCGGGCGAGCGCCTTGCCGAGCCGTGTGCGCTGTGAGCGGTCGCCCCCGGCGCCCAGCGGCAGCGGGGGCTCGCAGGCCAACGCCACCTCGTAGAGATCGCCGGTGCCGACCTCCGCCGTCCCGAAGCGGTCCCACCAGGCGCCGATGAAACTGCGCCAGATCGCGCCCTCGCCATCGGCGGCAGCGAGCATCTCGTCGAGGTTGGCGAGAAACCCTTCGATCCCGGCGACCTCGAGGACGCCGCCCATGATGCGCGACCAGCTCTCGTAGCTCCCGATCATGCGCGCGCCCCGTGGCCTGCCGGCGGCCAGCCAGGCCCGGCACAGCGTAAGGCAGGCCGCGACGAGGCGCGGCCGGTTGGCGCGAACCCAGCTCATGAGATCGGGGTGGCGGAACCCCTCGCGCCGCCAGGGTTGATCCACACGAGCATCGAGCCGGATGCGCACGATGCGGCGCGCCATCTCGTTGGAGAATTCGGGATTGTTGCCGGTCGCGATCCAGACGCAGCGGATCGGCAATCGCGTCATCTCAGACGCCCCGAGAATGCGGTCCTCCCAGAAGGGCGCGGTGAGCGCTGCCGCAAGCGCCGAGGAGTCGAGCGTGTGACGCAGATTGTCGATGAGCACGATCGAGGGGATCTGGCGCAGCTTGGCGGTCAGCCGCTTGCGCCACTCTTCATCGTCGCGGCCCTCGGTCATCACGGAGGCGCTGACGCCGGTGAGCACGGTCGCGATCGCGTCGACCATCAGGGTCGCGCCGGTGCCGGGTGTCGGCTTCTCGATCAGATGAAGCGGCGTCGGTGCGTCGATCATGGCGCGAAGAAAGCCGAGCAGCATCAGAGCAACGGCATGCGCGCGCTCCGCGTGGCCAGTGAAGGGGAACTCGCCCAGCATGTCGTCGATGATGAGACTGCGCGCGGTCGCGATCTCCGCCGGCGACGGGCGCTCCGGAACTTGCGGCACGGCAAAGCCCGGTGTCGGCTGGTAGAGCAGCCGGGCATCGGGGTGGTAGCCGGGCTCGGTCAGGAGCGCGCCGTTGCGGCCGAAGACCGGCGTGGTGACGATCCCCGCCAGCACGGGCAGGCCGGGATCGGGCGTCGCCAACAGCGACTTGATGAGCGGCGTCGGCGGATGCGCGGGAACAAGGTCGCCGTTGCGCGCCAGACGCCGCCAATCGGCGAGCTTGGCCAGCATGTGGCGCAGGCGCTCTTCCGTGACGGGCCGGGCCATGGGCAGGCCGTCATCGTCATGCACGGCCCATGTCGGCATGCCGCCGCTGCGAAAGAGCCAGGGCGTGTTGTTCGAGGCGAGGAGCAAACCCCAGCTGCGTGCGTGGGCGCGGGCGAGATCGCCCTCATCAGCGCGCAGTTGCGGCAAGCGCCCTTGGGGCTCGACGAAGCCAATTGGGCGGTTTCGGGCGCCATCCTGCGCATCCGTGCCATCCGCCACTGCACACGGCTCGGCCGCGTTGATGATCTGACGGACCGCATCCGCGCCGTCGCGCAGCAGAACGTCGTTGAAATCCTCGCCTTCCACTCGCGGCAGGGCGATAGCGACGCTGCGGCCTTCCGCGAGGAGCCGCCGCGCCGCCGCCTCGGCCGCACGAAGGCCAGCGCCCGACGCATCGTGGTCGGCGAGCAGAACGACACGCCGGGCCTCCGGCGGCAGGACGACCTGTTCGAGGTTGGTGGCCGAGAGCGTCGCCCATACCGCCATGCCCGGGCAGGCCGTCATCACGGCGAGCGCCGTCTCGATGCCTTCGCTGAGACCAAGGACAGCGTCGCCGCCGATCGAGGCCAGCCGCACGGCGCCACCGCCGACGCGGCCCAGCATCTTCTTCGGCTTTTCAACCTCGGCTTTCGCCGCCCCATCCGGGCGCAGGTAGATGCGGTGCAGGGCAACCACGCTACCGGCGCGGTCGCGAACCAGGCCGACGATGGCCGGGAACCCGGTCCTCGTATCCCAATGCGCGAGATCCGGATGGAACAGGAGGTCGGACGGTGGCGGGACCGTGAGCCCTCGTGCGCGCAGATAGGCCTCCCCCGGTGTGCCGGCGATCGGGATGGCCCGGGAGAGGATGATCTCGATTTCTCGGGCAGAGTCTTTCTCCGGCCTCGCGGAAGCCGCCGACGGTTCGCGACGCGCTGGCGCCGCGGCCGACCATCCGACCAGATCGGCGGCATAGGCGAAGAGGTCGCGGCCCTTGAGGCCGGTCGCCTGTTCCAGCGTGCTTAGCGGCCCGCCGCCCTGGCCGCCGTCGAAGTCGATCCAGTCGCCGGCGTGCTCGCCTCTGAGCGTGATCACGCAGGAGCCGTTCTTTCGCGGCGCAGCGCCATTGATGTTGGCGAGGCGCCATTCGTCGCCGTTGCGACGGCCGTTCGGAAAGTGCTGCGGCACCCAGGCGCCGGTCCTGTCACGCAGGCCGGCCACGATGGCCTCGAGATCGTATTGAACCGCAGGCGTTCTGGCGGGTGCGATGTCGTTGAAGTCAATCAAGGATCACCAGCCCTTGCTCCGCGCGCGTAATGGCGGTGTAGAGCCAGCGGGCGCGGTCCTCGGCGGTCCGCCCGAGACCGTCGTCGTAGACGATCACGTTCTCCCACTGCGACCCTTGGGCCTTGTGGCAGGTGATGGCGTAGCCCCAGACGCTCTCGACAAGTCCCCGCATGTCGCGCCAATCGCGGCGCAGGCGCTCGGCGTCGTAGGCGACGTGGTCGTCGAAATGCCCCTTGTAGAACCACTGGCGGCCGGGAACGCTCGTCCCGTCCTCCGTGCGCACCGACGCGCTGAAGGCGAGCGGGCTTTCGTCGCGGATGTCCGACAGGTCGAGGAACATGCCGTTGACGAGACCGAGATCGTGCCGGTTCTTGAGGCAGATGATCTTCTCGCCGAGCCCGCGCGGGTAAGCGCCCGGAAAGCCGGCCGCCTGCTTCATCGCGGTATTCAGAAAGAGCCGCGTCGCGTTGCGACCGCAGATCACCTGGCCGCCCTTGAGGAATTGATGCGGGCCGATGTCGGAGCGCCGCATCTTCCAGACGAAGTCGTCGTGCTCGCCGTAGGGAATGGGCATGCTCTGCCGCGCGAGCGTCGCAAGTCGGATGATCGCGCTGGTCTCCGCCTGGCGATGGATATCGGTCAGCATCACGTCGGGATCGGCGTCGGTGAAGGCGCCGTCGCCCTTGATCGGCGGCAACTGGCCGGGGTCGCCGAGCACCAGGATCGGCTTGCCGAAAGCAAGCAGATCGCTCGCCATTTCGGCGCCGACCATGGAGACCTCGTCGAGCACGATCAGGTCGGCGTCGCGGACCAGCGACTGCTCGTTCAGAATGAAACGGGGCTGATGGATGTCGGCGAGCCGGAGCTCGAGGCGGCGGATCTGGGTCTCGGCGAAGGAGCGCTCAGCCGGTCCCATGGCGCGCACGCCTTTGCGCAGCGTCTCCAACTCGCGGGTGACGCGCTCGATTTCTTCCGGTGTCGCCTCGGAGACCTTGTAGATCAGGCTATGAATCGTCGAGGCCGGCGTTCCCTTGCGGGTCATCACCAGGGCCGCTTTGCCAGTGAAGGCGGCATAGAGCACGCCGCCCGCACCACCCGTGCGATCCATCGGTTCGAGACCGAGCTCGCCGATTGCATGCCGGGTGATGGTGGTCTTGCCCGTTCCTGCGTAACCGAACAGGCGGAACACCTGCTGATTGCGCGTGCCGTGCCGAAACCAGTCCTCGATCGCGGCGATTGCCGCCGCCTGCTGCTGCGACGGGATGAAGCTCATCGCTCGCCCTCCCAGCAGCGCTCCGCATAGGCGCACATGCGGCAGAGATAGAAATCTCGGTCTGCGGCGATCCGCGGTGGAAGTTCGCCAGCTTCCACGGCGCGCAGGATATCGACGGCCTTGTCGGAGAGCGCCTGCGCGAAGGGCGGATCGAACCCGACCACCTCGTGGTGGAGCGCCTCGGTGTCCTTGTTGAGCGCCGTGACGAGGGCGGTCTCCAGCTCCAGATAGCCCATGTAGAGCTGGACCTGTGCGAAGTAGACCGGCTTGGAGGCGCGCAAGCCACGCTTGACCAGGTCGTTCCAGGATTTGGCGTTGAGCGCCTTGTGCTCCCAGAGCACGGGCCAGTGCAGACCGACATCGGGGCCAGCGACGATCACGCCGTCGATGTGGCCGCGCAGTCTCCCGCCCGCCGTCTCGAACCCGAATTGTCCGCCGTCGGCGCGCTCGGTGCGAAGGTCGAAGCCCGCGCCGCGCAGCCAGCGGATGGAGAGCGTCTCGAACTGGTGGCCGGCGTCGAAGATGCGCAGGATCGCGCCGTCGAAATCCCGTCCCTCATCCTTGGGCGTATGGGTCACCTCGTAGACGAGCTTGCGCGCGCAGGGCTCGCCGATCCGACTGCCTCCGAGATAATTGCGCGGCGCCTGCCGGCAATTGCGTGCGACGAGCGCCGCATCGATCAGGGCATTGACCCGATCGGACACGCTGATCGCGTGGCCGACGCGGCGATAGATAAAGCCGGAGCCGTGGTTGAGATCGATTCCCATGCGCCACCTCAAAAGGGAATCGGATCGTCGAGCGGGTCGCGGGCGGCTGCCTGGCGCTGCATCGATTCCTGAAACCCGTCGACGCAGGCTTCGATGATGCGATCGATCTCTTCCGGCTTCCGGTCGTAGAACGGCGCCATCAGGTCGAGCTCGGTGAGCGTCTCGGCGAGAAACCGGCGCGCCTCCTTGATCGCTCGGGTCTCCATGTCGGTCTTGTCGATCATCCCGTTGTTCCTGTTGGCGAGCGCCGCGCCGACATCGAGGCAGCGCATCGAGCAGAAGCGGTGGTAAGGAAAGCGGTCCCAGCGCAGCTGGTGGACGTAGCCGAAGCCCCGCGCCTGACGTCCGCAGACGGCGCAGACGGCTACCCGAGCAAGAGCCGGGTCAGGTCCTCTGCGTCGTCCGGCTGATCCTTGATCCGGTGTGAGGCCAGGACGATGAACCGCGCGATCGCGTTCGCCGCCATGGCTTCCAGTTCGGGGAGCGTGAGAGCGGCGATGGGCTGGTGAAGCCTTCCGCGTCCTTCGAGCCATTGTCCCATCGCCTTCGCTGCCTCGCGCGTGACGTGCGCCTGCCACTCATCGGCCGTCATGACGGTCAGGTGTTGAGCCAGGCCGGGCCACTCGGGGCCGGCGTCGCTGCGGGGGTGGCTGCCGGGGCCGTGCCCGGCTGTGCCGGCCGGCTCCAGGCCGGGGCAGTGCTCGCAGGCGGCGATGCGGCGGGCTGCCCCCAGGCCGGAGCTGCGGGCGATGCGGGCGATGCAGCCTTCGGCCGCGCGCGGGTGCTGGGGCTCGGCGCCAGGACCTCTCCGTCCATCACCTTCCGCCATTCCGGTTCGCTCGGCAGAACCACACGGTCGAGCTTGTTGCTGTCGCCGTAGCGCGGGTCGTCGTTGGGCTCGACCTTGATCTTGGCGACGAAGGTGATGCCGTTGAGGTCGGCCAGACCGCGCAGGATCCGCTTCGCCTTCGCTGCCTCGCTCATGTCTTGCGGATCGAGCCCGAGCGCGCTGTCGATCATCGCGCGGAAGCTGCCCTTGGAGATCTTCCAGCCGATCGAGACGCCGTGTTCGTCGACCTTGCCGCCGGAGACGGTGAACATCTGCCAGAATTTGCGCCGAACGTGCGGGCCCTCGGCGACGGTGAACTCGGCATCCACCATCAGCACGTCGCTGCCGGGCGCGTTCGAGGCCTTGAGCAGCCCCCGGTCGATCTCGCTCTGGCCGTCTGTCCCGCCCGGCCGGATGGTCATGGTGACCTTGGCGAAGGTGCCGTCGGGGATCAGTTCGCCGCTCTTCTGCGGCTCGGCGTCGTTCATGTCGAAGCTCATGCTCGTCATCCTTTCCGTGTTGAATTGATCTTGGAGAGCAGCGCGTCGAGGTCGGGCGGCTCGGTGACATCGAGACGACCGCTGCGATCCTTCGCCGGCAGGCCGAAGGGATTGCCGGCGCGGCAGACGAGGCGGCGGTCTTCGCCGCGCTCGGGCTCATGCCGCCAGCCGTCCCCGTCGCGCGCGAACAGGCTCATGGTGATGACCTGATCGACGATGCCGGGAAGCTCGCGACCGGCCTTGCCGCCTTCCATCTGCGGCTGCCAGGTCGTGCGGTTGAACTCGTCGGTGACGCGTTCGAGGATGCCGACGAAGATCACGGTCTTTCCGGAGGCGTGCTGCAGATGCTTGAGCAGGCCGATGACCTCGCGGGCGAGCAGCCCGTAGGCGCCGCGGGTGTCGGGTTTGCCAGTCTTGTCGGAAAAGGCCTCGGGCCGGGTCTTCGCCCAGGCCATGGCCTGGCGCGTGAGATCGGTAATGCTGTCGACGAAGATGATGCGCTTGCCCGCG